CGCGCAGACCACTGGCCAGGCTTACCGCCTTTACTGCCAGCCATTACGCGATTCTTAATAGATTCGCGCAATCCCGGCTTTGTATATTTGGAATCGTCCTGTGGCATTTAACTAACAAATTTGTTGACAAAACCTACAGGAACTGAAGCAAGATTCGGATCGCTGCTATATCTCTTATTCTCCTCATCTTCTAGTCGAATTTGTTCTAATGCTTCTCTACGCAGTTGATCAATAGATCGTGGTCCGATGAAACCATCTCCCATTGGGATTTGATCTTGGTAGCCCGGCATGTTGTAGAAACCAGGACCTGAGGGTGCTTGGGGAAGAGTATCAACAAAGGTAGGCTGTTGAGCACCACCTGGTAATCTACCGCCAAAATATTCCGCATCTGTGCGGCCATAAAGGGAACCCAAATTTTCAAGGCCCGTCTCAAAGGCCCTCTTTAAAGGGTCCGTTAGCATATTCATGCTTGGAACCATGGTGTTCCGTTGAGGCTGCGGTCTGCCGTAAGGATCTCCGGCGACGACACCAAAGTTTCTCCGGCCCTCCAAAATATCAAGGACTGATCCATTTTGATCGAAGGCTAGTTGAGGACCACTGCCTTTATCCTGACCTCCGGTATTAAAGTTAAGGCCAACCATGTCCGCCCCAAGGGTTGCTCTTTGCATTCCTTCGAAGTTACCGGGGGCACCAGGTCCCATGCTGCTGTAATACATTTAATAACCCTCTATATTTTCAAAGAAAAAGCGCTATTACGCCTCTTCTTCAGCCCCCATAGGACCCATAGGACCCATAGGACCCATAGGACCCATAGGACCCATAGGACCCATAAGACCGCCTCCAGTGAGTTGCGCACCTGCGCTATACATACGCTTAACGTCCATTGGAGTTAAAGGTCCATACATGGCCATGCCGTTGATTGGCATTGAACGTTGTAGATAGCCCATCGCTCCGCTAGGACCCATTCCCATCATTCCTGCTTGCATAAGGGCTCCTGTGTTGCCAGGTGCGCCGGGCATGTTGGCATCGCCACCGCTCATCATCATGGTTCTAAAAGCTTTTTTACTATTCTATTGGTATAAACTTTTCAGGATCATTTACTTTTGTAAAAATAATGCCATTTCCTTTTAAGCGAGAATTGAGGACATCACCCTCGCTCCAATCAAGAATATCAAGCAGTTCATCTGATAAGATCACATAGCAGCTGCCATCTGACAATTCATTGATCTCAGTAATTTCAATCATCTTTCAATTGTTCTTTCAACAAGCTTATCAAGCTTAATATTAATTTCTGAAAATGTATCGTTCATTCTCTGCATTTCTCTTATGTAATCTGCTTTTAATACATAATCAATTGGCATTCTATCTACTTTGTTTTCTATCTCTCGCATACGATTGCCAAATTTCGAGAGAGTCCATCCACCCCCCGTTATTGCTGCTATGCCAACAGCTATTAAATGTTCCATAGGGGGTGCCCTCTTTCCTTTATTATAATTTTAAAAATCCACTTGTAGATTACCTTTTCTAGACAAACCATTCAAGAGCCACACCAAAGCATCAACGCAGTCATCATGACTAGCTACTCCAAAATTTGTAAGCTCTTCAAACATTGCCGTGAAGTTTCTATAGCGATTAAAGATTACTTTTCTTTCCTCAAATAATCCGATTGTACCTCTAAATCTAGCTAACTTATCAGAACGAAAACCTTTAACTGGATGCCATACTAAGTTCCACAGACTTTCTTGATTTAGACAAACTCTTTTAAAATCAGCCTCAAGACTAGCTTGGTAAGCGACCGCTTCACTATAAATATCACATGTAGACATGGTGGGATAGTAAAGACCTTTCTCATCCTGTCCAAGAATATTCCAATCAACTAACATCTCTTTTAACGCATCTAATTTTTCTAAATTACCCATTACTCTTAGTCGACGGTAATCAATAATGTGTATTCGATCCTCAATTCTTCCTCCTAAGACCATGACTGTAAAATCATTTTTTTCTTTAACGCCTGAAGACAAATCAATTCCGACAGCGAGTGAATCGAATTCAGTAGCAATTTCAGCCTTGACTACTAACTCTGGGGCAAGGGAAAGCTCATGCTGCCTCACAATTTGATTCATATACTGAAAACTAAATGCAACGGGTGCCTGTCTTTTCTTCTCTAATAAATAATCAATTGACCAAAATTCAGGCCAATAACTAAGTTGCTCTCCTGTTTCTTCATCAGTGTTTATAGCAGCAAGCACAACTTGATTCCAATTATTATTCTCATTGAATGTGGTTGCATGAATATCATCATGCCGAAAACGAGTGCCTAAACAAATAGCTCTACCTCCTTCAAACATCGTTGGTGCAATAACTGCATTCCAGTTATCTTCCATTTGTTTTCTAACATCTGGATTGGCAATATCAGATGCTGATTTAATGGGGTCATCAATCATGACCAAATGTGAACGTTTTGATGTAACGGATCCTTTCAGGCCAGCTGCGCATAAAGTAAATTGCTCTTCGCCTGTAGTATCAATTCCTGCAAATCTATGATCAATTGACCAGTACTCATTGGAAGTTACGTTTTTAAGTAACTTAACTTTCGGAAAAACTTCTTGATATTTTTTACTTTCAATTATTCTTTTAATTGTCGCAGATTTAGAGCGTGCAATATCTACTGTGTAAGAAAGATAGAGTATCTGTAAAGGCTTACCTGCAGTCGTGTGAATACCAATAGCCCACGCAGTTAGTAAACCTAAGACAGTAGATTTAGCAGAGCCTCTTGGTGCAAGAAGATCAATGTTTGGTCCACCTATTTTTAATAAGCATTGTGTATCCAGTCGAGTAATAAACTGTTTATTCCATTCTTTATGATGTGATGCTGGCGGTTTATCTGCTACATACTCACAAAAGTAACCAAAATCATCACGCGCTTTTTCAAGTTGTTCGATATTTTTGTTGGGTTTAATTTGTTGCCTTGCTGCAGCTGCACGCGCATTTCTACGATATGCTTGATAACTATAAGAAGGCATAAAAAATTCCCTATTCTTCTACACTAACAAAGAATAAGGAAATTTTAACAATAAAATTAATTATCGCATTCTGCGTCGTGCTTCACGATTTGCCCTTCCAGGTCCCATGTCCATACCTTCAACTTCTTCTTCTTCTTCCATTCCCGGTGCCATTCCCGGTGCCATTCCTTGCTCTGGGCCTCCCATATCACCAAGGGCAGCATTTAGCTGATTAGCAAAATCAGTTCGCTTCATGCTTGTTCCTTGCATGCCTCCGGTGTTATTTCCTTCTCCCACAACTGTATTCATGGGGTTTTCAGCACTATCCCCGGGAGTGTTGTACATGCCAAAATTTTCAGTTGATGCAGCGTCTTGACGCTCTAGCATCAGGTTTTGTAAATTCTCGTAAGTGTTATCACGAGCACGTTGATTTGACTGGCCCATCTTAAATACTGTATTTATTTATATTATAACAACTATTCTTCAAGTTGCATTCTCGCCCATACTGCCATTGAAGCTTCTTCTAAAGGAATAGAGATAGGGTCATCTTTAAAAATTGCAAGCAATTCACGGATGGCCCTATCTGCTCCGGCAAGCAATAAACCCTTTCTATCTTTCATTGTGGTAAATTCTTCAACCTGGGCGATGTTGCCTCGAATCTCACGCTGCATTTGAGCATTCCTGGCAACACCTACATCCCTTTTAATTAAACCGCTTTCAACATCTTCACGTAATTTACGTACATCCTCTGTCATTTCATTGATCTGAAATAAAAGAGTATGTATATGATCAGGCTTATCGAAAAGTGAAGTTACCCAAACATCACAATCCGCAACGGTTCCTTTGTAGCCAAGGAACCGTGCGTATATGTAAATTTCTACAACCGAATATTTGTCGCAAGCAAAAGACATGAAAGTCTCTCTTGTAGAAGAATCCAAGTTCTCTACAAAGTGAGAAAAGACCTCAGAACTTATAAGCTCGTCGTGCTTGAGCGTTGTCTCGAGCTTCTTGTGTTCGCTCGGTTTTACGCTGTTCTGAGGCACCTTTTTCGATTGTTTGTCTTTCTTGAGAACCTTGTTCTCTAAGTTTGCGTTCTCCGTATTCATACGCTAAATCGTAAGCTTTTCTGTACCGCTCAATGTCGTCGTCTGATAAATCTAACCCAGACCTTGGCGGTCCAGCGGACGAATCGCTAACGTTTCTCTCCTCGTCGGAGAACATATCAACAACTTTATTAGATGAAGATGACATGATATATTCTCCTTAAAAGATCAGAAGTTAGAGAACATGTTGGACAGACCCCGGGAGTAGATGTTCTGACGTTCTTGAGCCTGAGCATCACGGTTCTGACGGATCTTGGAACCGGTAAGGCGATTTAAGAGGAAGTTAAACTGACCACGGTCAAATTCAGGGCCATACTCTTCTTGAACGATGCTAAATCGAAGGTCATTTTGATCCTTCTTGCTGAGACTTTGAAAGCCTGGATCATTTTCAAGCGCCTGCAATTTATCTTGGGCGTTGTACATTCTGGGCATGATGGTGTTTCTAGAAACTACAAACTAATTATACAAGAAGTTTATTTTTCTAACTAAACAAACCTGCAGCTAATCCCTGGACCATTCCGTACTGTCCCTGGATAACAGAAAGCCGTTCTCTTCCTAGATCTTTAATCTTTTGGAGGCTCTTATCAATATCGCCCTGTAGAGTTGTTAACCCAGAGTTATATAAATACTTGCGTTCATCGCGACGTTGCTGTTGAAAATCTTCAATTTCAGCAATCGTACCAGTGAACGTAAAGTCTTCTATTGGTTTTAATCCTGCTGTACGACGTGCTTTCTTTGTAAAGTTGTCAGGAGCAAATCTATATTCACGTCTGTCAGTGATAACTTCACGTGTAGGGCCTATAGCTTCTTGGTATTTAAAGTCTGGTGTTTCACCTCTGTCAATAGGTACTAGACCTTTACCTGTGTATGTGTCTACTAACTTAAGAGAACCTCTCTCAAGTTCACGAATCATATCCTTTGAGCCGCCGACTACATTATCACCTGCAAGGTAATTTGGATTTTGTTTTAAATAATCAATTAGCTCATCATCTGAATATCCTGCTTGCCTTGCTTTTAAAACGTCATAACCACCAAAATCATCACCGAGTCCATAACGCTTACGAATTGCGTCTAAAGAAGGACGCTGATACTCTTGTTGCTCTCCTTCTGGAACAGCAACAGTTTCTGTAAGTCGTTTACCATAATATGAATCATAATACGCATCAAGAGCTCCGCCTGTTCCGAATTTGTCTTTATATTCCTGAGTTTGTGAAAGGTCTCCTAACAGTGATTGATAATCGTATCCAGGAATTCCCCCTTCAAATCTTGCCGTGTACTTAAGTATTTCATTACCCGTGGCTTCTCGGCCTAAAACATTTTCAACCGCTCTTTTTACTTGCTCTTCATTTTGTTTAGGTACAACAGATTTACTGTATAGTCTGTTTATTGCATTTAAATCATCACCAAATCTTTCATCTAAATCGAATAAATCGTTGCTCTGAATAAAGTTCTGTAATTGTAATCCAGCTGTAGTGGGTCCAACTCTTCCTGTTTGAACACCAAAGAGTAAATTATTCCTGTAATCCTCGTAATTAGCAAGAGCGTTTTGTTGTCGTTGTGGTGAAGTGGTAAACGCAGAATTGCCAAAATTTCTTGCTGCATCTAATCCCCCAAATGCAGAATCTACAATTTCCTCTAATTTCTCATTCGGCTCTGGCTCGAAAACATCAGAGACTGATCCTCCGCTGCTCTTCGATCCTCCAAATATACTACTCACCGCACCTCCGATTAAAGGAGCAGCAACAGCGCCAAGTAAAGCAGTCATTTTTTAACTCCTTAAGAAAATAAGATTGCGTTGTCGAGGGGGGACGACGACCCGAACATCGCTCGGCTTTGTGCTATTCTACCTGCAACGTCTCTTTCAATCGCTAACCGGTTTTGGAAACGCTGCGCTGCTCTCGCTTCGGCAGTGTTAGCGAACTCATTCGCTCTTTCCGCATCTTTAAAATTTCTATCCCTTCTTACCCGATCAGCTTCACTAGCACGCAAAAAGTTTGCATTAGCGCCAAAACCAAATTGAGCGTCTAGATTAAGAGCATTATTAGCTAACTGAGCAAGAGTTGCTTCCCTTTGTGCATTTTGTGCAAATGCTAGCTGCCCTTTAGCAGTGGCTAAAGCAGCATCTGTGGTGAGATTGGCTGTATTAAGAGCTAATCCTGCATTAAGACCTCCTAAGACACCTGTAGTAAGATTCCTCCCTGAACTACCACCAAGACCGTCAAGGAAGCTACTAAAAAAGTCTCCGCCGCTGTTATTACTTGTATTCCCAAAACCTGAAAATCCGCCTGTGCCAAATAAGTTTTGACCTGCACTAATTGAGTTTGCGAAGGAAGGAGTGTTGCTAGCAGCGCCGGGAGTAAACGCACCGAAAGTAGGATTAAAACCGCTGCCTGAAAAAGTCATGATAACACCTCTTTAATTAACTAAAGTTGTAAGAGCCTGCTGGGTTAGTGCCGAAGCCTCCAATGGGAACATTGCCCAGTCTCGCAAGCGCATCTGTGGCTCTTTGGGCACCACCTAAAGCTACTGTTGCAGGCAATACAGCGCCCTGCATAATTGTTCTAGGAATCTGTTGTATCAAGTTATAAGGAAGAGCATCCCACATTCTTTCTCGTTCAAACGCATTCTTTAATTCTAATTTTTCTCTGTAATTTTGAATGCTATTTGCATCTCTGATATAATCCCAGAGCTTATCATCGCCGCTAACTGTATCGCTTTGTGCTAATTTAAGTGCGTCATCCACGGAATAGCCTTCATTTATCAGTTCCATTGCTTTTTGCTGTATCGGTCCAACTCCGGACATGTCACTTGGCTTATCATTAGACATGTCTTGCATTGCTGGAAAATATTTTCCACCTAACTCAATATCTGGTATTTGTGTGTCGAAAGAAAAGCCTGGTGTAAATTTATTAGTCATTTAAATCACCTCAAATGCTAAGGCTGCTTACACCGCTTAAACCTGTTTGTGCGTAGGGATTTGGATTGGACATTAAAGTTTGCAGTGTGCCGAGACCAAGCTGTTGGGCACCTCCAGCTAACTGGTAGCCATACTTTTGACGTGCAAGGTCACCTTGGATCTGTCCGACCTGTCGGGTTGCTTCCATACCACGACGTAGATTTTCATCTTGAAGCTGATTAATAAGTGGCAGCATTTCTTTTGTCTGCTGCACGTTAAGGCCCATAACCTTGCTAAGTAACTCAATGTTCTCTTCAGTACTCATGCCGGGACCTTGTCCGCTAAGAGGAGCGCTACCCGTTGCAGTTCTATCACCTTGAATTACGTCCACACCTGCTTGGCCCAGCTTAGTGAGTCCTCCTAGCGCTAATGCTCCCCCTCCAATAATTGCTCCAGGCACGGCTACATTTTTTACAACAGGAGCAGCCACTTTTCCTGCCTTAGACAGATAATTCATTAACTGCCCAAACAATTGTCCCTTAGCCATAATAAAAACTCCTTAATATGTTTTATTTTACAACAACTAATTATGCATCAAAAGTTTGAACTTGATAGGGGCCAACGTTTAACATTGACCCTGCATTACCTGTTAAAGCGGTAGCTGCGTTTAAAGAAGTAAGAAGATCTTGGGAGTTAGCACTAAGTTGATTGCCTTGCATCTGTGCTTGTGCTTGTAACTGCGCTAATTCGAGTTGTTGCTCAGGGCTAATTGTTTGCGAAGGAAGTGACCGTGTTCTTGGTGTTAATAAATTTGCTACCGCACCTCCAGCAAGCTGTCCTGCAGCACCACGCAAATTTGGGTTATTCGCTATGTCACGCACTCCTTTTGGTACTCCAGATGCACTTCCTAAACTGGCAAGAATTCCTTGTGTGCCTACACTTGATACAAGAGATCCGGCTCCAGCCCCAAGGCCTCCACTCAATGCGGAAATAATTGCTTCAGGTGCTGCAGTCACTACTGCACTGTCAAGCGCACTCGACATAGCGGGAGACTTTAAATTACGTGCTCCGACTACTGCACCTTTTCTGACTAGATTGCTAGCGCCGCCAGGGCCTAACATACTGCTTATACCTTTACCACTCTTTAGCAATGCCTTGGATAAAAGAGGGGCGAGCTTGCCTGCTAGTTGAAACCCAGCCATTTTATTTTATTATCTAATATATTTCAATTATACTTTAAAAATTCTATTCACTTTGTTCCGTGCTTTCTTCCTCACTTATTTCTTCTTCTTTGCCTCCTTTGTTTGCAAGTAATTCTGAAATAGATGCGTCATCTGAATTATTACTCTCGACACTACTCATTGCCATCTTTTGAATAAAACCGTTAGGATCAGGCCTAGCGTAACTTGGGTTGGGATTTTTGGGTTTATCATCGGGATTCATCGTAGGGCTTATCTCAAAAGCCTTCATCCAAGTAGGATTAAAATCAGGTTGATCTTCAGGACGTTGTGCTGTTAATGGTCTACCTGCTGTGAAATCATATTGCTCCTGACGATTAAACCTTCCAATCCCTTCAAATAACTCATGGCCTTCAGCTAATCTCGAACCATCTTTGAAGTAAGGCGAATTACCTACATTTTTTAAATCCGGATTTAATGTCACCTTACGGGTTTTCATCCGGCGCAATAAATCTTCAGATGTAAACCTTGTAGGGTTCCAGGGATATTGTCCACCTTCTGGTTTTGAACTAAAGAGATCATTAAAGTTTAACTTTTTTAATTGCTTACCTCTTTTATCAAAAGGATTACTTACGTAGCGTCCTAGATCTAAACGATGATCTCTTCCCATTACCCTTTACTCTTATTACGTTTATTTAATCTAACAAGAGTTTCCCTTAGCTTTGCTTCTTTTTTTGTTTTTTCATCATATTCATCAGGGTTTTTTTCTACATTTGCCTGGAGCTGAGCAGTGGTAATACCCTTCTTTTTTGCTTTTGTGACAAAGCTATAGTTTTTATTTGTTGTATTTTTAGCTTTATCTTCACCCTTGAAAGACTTATTGGTTTTTTGATTAGCCATTGATCATTTGCCCTCTAATTGACTGTAGGAAATCTTGAGCTTCTTGACGTGCAGTAGGGCGACCACTTGTTTGAATACGACGCAGCCTTTCGGAAGCTTCAAGAGGTGACATGCGTTGTTGAGCAGCAGGAACCGTTTCTTCAATGATAGTCGTTTTCTTTACAGTAGGTTCTTCAGAAAGTGTCATTGAAGGAGCAACACGAG